ATATTTTAATTAATATAAAAAAATCGTGTATAAAAAAAAAAAAAAAAAAAAAAAAAAAAAAAAAAAAAAAAAGTTTTTAAATGTTCTTGTATTTTTATTTTGTGAAAAATCTAAACGACAGTACACTCCTGAATTTTGTTTTGGAGGAATCTGTGTCTCGCAAGATGATGCGAGGACTTTAATTTACTGATCACCCATAGTTGGGAGATCTGATTGCCGTAATCGACGGCAGCGGGAAGGAAGAGGAAAACGTAATTCGCACCTCTAGACCCGTCTTAACAAACCCTTCAAGTTATGAGGAAGTACCTAAAACTTGTTGAGCGTCAATTTGGTCAACTTGGAGTTCCTTAAGTCCAAGTACTAGTACGGCCTGCGAGTGCGCTATAGTGCATGTGCAGGGAGCCTAGTCGCCTCACGGTCATTGTCGGTTTGAAGGAGCTTGCTCCTAGCCGGATGATAGAAAGCCTTTATGGTGTAGTAAAACGTGTGGCGCGTTGTGAACAGATTGTAAAGCCCCCCCTGGCTTTGCATTTGTTCACTGGGCTCATCGTTTGTTATTTAAAACAAATTATGAGATCAGTGAGTGAATGTAACGCTAATAAGAATTACCCAAAATTCCATCAAGAAAACGATGGAATTTATTGCGCACCAGTTGTGTGCATCGCCTTTGGGCGAAACTGGAACTTTCACGTTTATCGTGATGATGTTTCAATATTTTCCTATGATATGGAAAATATCTCTCGTGCCGTTCCTGCGGTGCGAGAAACACCTCGAGTTGTTCGGATTGTGAGGAGAAAGATATTTCCTGCACCGATTGCTCGGGAAATAGAGCGTGATTTCGATTATGAAATTAACGCTCATTTGGCTGAGTTGAAATATTGTAAAAGTATTCCAAAAAGGCCGATGGAGCGCAATAAGTCCTCCATCAAACGCAAATCCCTGCGAAATCAGGGTTTGCTAGCATCTTTGTCACAACATCGGAGTACGCTGCGTGGGGCAGTTCGTTCTGCCCAGCGTTTCCGTAATTTCCAAGATGCACTCGCCTATAAAGCTTCCAGTCCCTCAGATATGCAGACTAATATAATATGTCGCTTTGAGGACTTGATAGCTTTCTTTACGAGCGTTGCGAGCACCAACAATTTTTTGGGTTTTATATCTGCATTACATCTTTATGTGCGCACCTTCTACACTGGCTCAGTTGCTCAGTGTATAATGGACAAGATAGCACAAATTTTTGATAGTAGTTGTAATTCCTTTGCATCGTTTTTGGATAGTCTCAAAACGTCTAATATTGGAGTGTCTGACGATAAGCACTCCATAGCACTTACTAATCAGGGATTGTTAGATGATTCCAAAATTAGTTATATTAAAATGTGCATTAAGAATTGGCGAGAATTTGGTGACACAAAATTTGGAAAGAACTTGGGCAACATTGTGAGCATTTTGGTCACATTTGGTTTCTGTCCAGATTGGCATGAGAATCCCTTGAAAATTGGCACATACGAATTGTTTAAGGCCAAGGTTTGGGATTGCCAGCAGAAAAGCAACGACTTTATCGATATGATTATCGATACTGTTACCTTCTTTGTCGAGAGGGGCTTAGCTGCTTTTGAAGCCAATGATATTTCCTTATTGTTGTACGATGATGCTGAAATGGCATCCATAGAGTTGGAGTACGGCGTGCTTGTCGCGGCTGCTCCAGCTATTGCGGCTGGACGATTAAGTGAGGTTAAGGATACTAAAGGTTTTAGTGATATAAACGATTATGAAATCCGCCTCACCAAACTTATCGCAAATGTAGAGCAAAAGATTTGTGCAGAAAAGAAAAATATGCACGTTAAAACTGTGCTTGCAAATAGATATGTTGTCCTCAAGAAGATGGAAACTGAGCTGATTATGCTTCAGAAGAGATCTCCAGTGAAGGATGCTCCATTCGCAATAATGGTACATAGTGGATCCATGATGGCGAAAACAACGGTTACTAACGTCTTAATTAAAACCATATTGGAGGGCAATAAATTTCCTTCCACAAAAGAGTATGTTGTTTTTATGAACGATAATGACGCTTACGAAACCGAAATTCAAGCCTATCACACTTGTGTCGTTTTGGACGACTTTGGAAATACAGCTCCGCAGCATTATAAGGAGTCACCACTTAATCGGATTATTTCGTTTAAGAACAATATTCCAAAAGCTGCACTCAAAGCTGATGTGGAGTCAAAGGGTAACGTTATACCACGTCCCAAACTTTTAATGATTCCCACTAATGTGCGACATATGCATGCACATGTATTTTCATCGGAACCCGCATCCATCTTACGTCGGATGGATTATGTTGTGGATTTGTTTTTACGCCCAGAATATGTCGATATGGCCACTGGGGGCATAAAGACATCCATGATAGTTGGACAATTTTGTCCGGACGCCTGGTTGATACGCGTGTCACATTACAAAATTATACGCCACCAGGGGAAGCTTGATACTGTTCAGGAGATTGTAGATCTCGATATGGTGTCGCTTCAAGATGCACGTATGTTCTTACTGGATAAATCTCGTGATTTTTATGCCAGCCAGAAACAATACGTAGCATTTACCGAGGAGATGTTTGATTGTTCATTTTGCGAACATATGTATCCTCAGAGTGTGTGTCCTGTTTGCAATGACACCACTCTTAAAGTTCCATATGATGATTGTGAAATTAAGTTGGGAAGTTTGTCTGACAATAATTATAAAGAATTATATGTCAAGCGTTCCAGGAATAAGACACATGCAAAGTTGGACAATCAAGGTTTTGGCGAGTTTATAGACAATTTCCAATCAAGGACCGACTCATTTTTCCTAGCAAATCCTTTGATAAATCCGTTGGCGGGTTTTTCTCAAGAGGAAATTGCTCAATCACAACGTGTTAAACATAAATCCTACTTTGAAAGTGTAATTGACACTTATGTTGACGGTAAGTTAGAGGATATTATAAATGCATGTGTGACATATAAGGACAATCTTCTTGAGCAAATTGCTCACGTTGCTACATTAGGCAGCTTAAGAGCTGCTTACGACCGACATAAAACGGAAGTTTTGAGTTTCCTGTTAGGTGCTGCCACGCTAGCTGGTGTGTTGGCATCAATTAAGATGTTTAGGGATTTGACTCGTGAATCTAATCTCAAAGTTCATGCTGACGATGAAGTAGTAGAACCTATTGCCCCTGTCCCACAGGAAGGAGAAAAGATTAATCCTTGGAAATTGGTATCGCCTGTCAAAATAAGTAAATCTTTGCACTCTGAAACGGCTACTCTTTCTCAATTAGAGGGCCTAATAGAGAAGCACTTAGCGATTGTTGAAATTGATAAACCAAGTGAGAGAAAGAAGAGCAGATGTAACATTTTGCCTTTTCGTGGTAATGTGTGGCTATTGCCTAAACACATGATGTCCGACTCCACTATGATTTTTCGTGTCGAGCAGGATTCACCAACTCACGTTGGCAAACGATTTACTCAGAGCGTTACCGCTAGAGATTGGGTGGAGATTCCAGGTGACTTCGTTTTGATTCGCCTAATTAATGGTGGATCCCAACCCGATTTATCGCGCTTTTTCGCCATGTCCAATGAGTGGACATTATCTGACCGCTTATTTTCCAGATTTGTGTATAAGCAATATTATGATGCAGATGATGGGAATCGGTCGATGAGAGTGGTGAATGCAACAGTACAACTGTTGAGTAAAGCGCGATTTGAAGACAAAAGTCTACATAGACCATTCGAGGGTGTGTCATACCATTTACCATTTCCCACTGAGTATGGAATGTGCATGTCACCCCTCATTACTTGCCAGAGCAAGCCTTGTATATTGGGTTTCCATATGGCCGGTATGACAAATGGCTCTTTCGGTGTTGCTTCATTGCCCAATATGCCAGATTTAGAGTTGGCCTTTGAACGATTGTCAGAAGGTGGACTAGTTTGTAACAGTGCCACCGAGCTAACAACTCGTAAGTATGGGATTGATTTTACGCCAAGCGATGCTGTCCCGGCTCATCATTCTGTAAAGTATTTGGCTGCAGACGAGAGTGGGCAGAACCCTAGTGCGGTAGTGTTTGGAACACATCCACAGGGCTCAATTAAATTTAAATCTATGGTTCATAAGTCAGTGATATCTGATGATGTAGAAAAATATTTAGATTTGCCCCGCATCCACGGTGCCCCGTCCGGTTACAAGGTGTGGCGTCATTGGCATCGTGATTTGGACAATATGACACATCCAAAAGGTAATTTTGAAGCAATTCCGTTGATGAGAGCGACAGAGGACCTTAAAAGGAAGTGGCGGAACTATTGTTTGAGTCACAAAAAGGAGCTGGAGCTTATCATCCCCTACCCTCGCGAAGTCATTATAAATGGCGTAGATGGTGTGAATTCAGTCGATAGAATCGACATGAACACATCAATGGGTTTTCCGCTTAATAAAGCTAAGAAGTTCTTTATGGCCCCCTCGGAAGAGGAATATCCAGGTATTACGGTGGCTTTCGAGTTTACCGATCCTGAGGTATGGGAGTGGGTTGACCATTATGAAAATGAATTGGCAGCGGGGCGGCGGATAAACACCATTTTTAGAGCTAATCTCAAAGATGAACCCACTAAATTCTCGAAAGATAAAATTAGAGTTTTCGCGGGTTGTGAGGTTGCTTTTACTTTACTGGTTCGCAAGTATTATCTTCCTATAGTACGCATGATCCAAAATTCTAATTTTGAATTGGAGTGTGCCGTGGGTGTTAATGCTACAAGTAAAGAATGGTCTAAGTTGGCCTTACGTCTCAAGAAGTTTGGTGGACAGAAGTGTTTCGATGGTGATTATAAAGCTTTCGATAAGACTGCCACAATTGAGGCGATTATGCGCGCGTTTGATGTGCTCATAGAAGTGGCGAAGTGCGCCAAGTGGTGTGACAGATTTATTCGCATCATGCGCGGAATCGCTACGGAGATTTCTCAACCTCTTTATGAGTATGATGGAATCTTTATTATGATTTTTGGTTCCAATCCCTCTGGACATCCATTGACAGTTATTATCAACAATGTTATTAATGCTTTATATATGCGTTATGCATATTACAAACATCACGAAAGTGATGATGACATACCTGATTTCGATCAGAGAATTTCACTGAATTGTTATGGTGATGATAACGGTGGCGAATTTCATCCAGACGAAACTTTGGGTATGGATGACATTGGCCGTATATTGGGTGAATGTGGTATTACTTACACGACAGCAGATAAAAAGATTATCACTCGCAAAAGTATGCCATTTGAGGAAGTCTCATTCCTTAAGAGAGGTTTTAAGTGGTCGGAGGAGTTAGGATATTATCTTGCTCCTATTGAATTAGCTTCGATCTCTAAATCCCTCCATAATATGATGAAAAGGAAAGGATCTGAGACTTTACCAGAGGTAATTGCTGCTAGTGCAATACATTCCGCTAATCGTGAATTTTTCCATCATGGTAAGGAAGTTTTTGAAGTGCGCAGAGAGCAATTATTGGAACTATTATCCAATCGTCCTGACATAGCCCAGTATGTTGGGAGTCTTCCTGATTACGAAGACCTTAAACTGGGTTTCCTGGATGCGACACCGAAGAAGTCGTCATTACAGGAACCTCTAATCATGCAATTTGATTAGGGCTAAGATCGTCACGGTGACGTTAAAAGTCCTTCTCACCGGTTGAGCGCTGGTGGAATTAATAAGCTAAATTTGCTCTATGTGTATATGGTTACGGTAAGAATTTTTGTTTTTCCATTTGTATATCAATTTTTAGACGCTTTGCACATACTGGCCTAGGACCCTATTTAGGGTCGGTATAGCCGACCACCCACAGGTGGACGTATTTAACTAATGATGTATAATTAAATATGTATATTACATTACTGATTCTTTTAATAATAATAATATAATAAATAAACCATCGGGGCATCAATATACCCCATCTGAGCAGCACAAAAGTCAGAATGTTAAATTTTATGACGCTGAGGGCGGTGCTGCTGACACACGCGGTGTTGTATCTGACACATTGCGTGATAATGCTCTCAAATCGGACGTTGGACTCCAGGAGTTTTTCCAGCGTCCTATTAAGGTAGTTACATTTGATTGGTCACCATCAGTCAGTCTTAATGAGATTTTTAATCCGTGGGCTTTGTACTGGGAAAACCCGCGCGTCATTAATAGGATTGCCAATTATCGATTATTACGGGCAACTCTCAAAATGAAAGTTGTTATAAATGGTAACCCGTTTTATTACGGGCGTGCTATTTTATCTTATAATCCAATGAGTGCGTTTGATGAATTAACGGTTACTCGTGCGTTTTTCAAGCAAGATATTATTGCGGCTTCACAGCGCCCACATATTTATCTTAATCCCACTACGTCTCAGGGTGGCGAATTGGAATTACCATTCTTTTACGCGGATAATACCCTTGACATTGTAGCTGGAGACTGGGAGAATATGGGTACTTGTTGGTTGACAGCTTTGACAGATCTTCGTCACGCAAACGGATCGGCCAGACCAATATCCATATCTGTTTTTGTTTGGGCTGAAAATGTCCAGTTTTCTGTGCCTACACAATTTAACCCTTTCTCATTGGTTAATCAGTCGGAGGAACTGGAAAATCAAGCGCAAGATGAGTACGCGCAGGGTAAGTTATCCAAACCAGCTACAACGGTTGCTAAAATTGCTTCATGGTTCCAGAACGTACCTGTTATTGGGAAATATGCGCGCGCAACTGAAATGGGTGCTACATTGTTTGCCAGAACTGCATCGCAGTTTGGATATTGTAAACCCATCGATCTTGATCGCAATTGTGTAGAACCTATGGCCAAGGGATCGATGGCAACCGTTAATGAAAGGGACTCGGCCATTAAGCTTTCCGTTGATTCGAAACAAGAATTAACTATAGATCCCAGGATTTCTGGTATCGATACCGCGGATGAGTTATCTATTTTGGCTATTGCCACTCGCGAATCGTATATCACGTCCTTTCCTTGGAATTTATCTTCGGAAGAGGAGTCGCGTCTGTTCTCAATTGCGGTTGATCCGTGTCTTTTTGCTAGGAACTCACTCGAATATCATTTTCCGGCTTGTGCATTTGCAGCTATGCCCTTTGATAGCTGGAAAGGTAGCATGCGATTTCGTTTCCAAGTGGTATGTTCTGCGTATCACAGAGGGCGCCTCAAAATCGTTTACGATCCTGTAGGCGCAATTGGTTCCACGGCGGAGTACAATACGGCTTATACCACCATTGTAGATATTACAGATCAAAGTGATTTCACAATAGATATTGGTTGGGGCCAGCCTACATCGTGGGCGCGGCATGCTGAGATCACGCAACCACAGCAGTTTTTATATTCTACCGATTCACCAATCGTTCCATCTTATTTTGGCAACGGTTCAGTTTCGGTGTATGTTTTGAATCCTTTGACTTCACCACATGAGACGGTTGTAGCCGACGTGTCCGTGAATGTTTTTGTATCAATGCTCGATGACTTTGAAGTTGCAAATCCTACGGGTCGTCACATCAACAGATTGAGACTTTTCCCTGATCTGCAAAATCAGTCAATGGACATTGTCAGCCAAAGTGACGAGCAAGCTCAACCGCACCCTGTTGAGGTTGAAGCTGTCTCTGACCCACCCACACTGGACATGGATGCTAATAAGACACTGGTGGATCCTGTATTGAATCTCATCCATTACGGCGAGGTGATTGGATCATTCCGCCAAATGTTGAAGAGATATAATTATCATGAAACTATACGATTGTTTCCTGGTACTAATAGATTACATGTTGTTTCGCGTGAGCAGTTTCCACATCCAACGGGTTACATTGGTGATTCAACTCCAATATCCGATGTAGTTTCAACTGTTACAGGTGACCATAAATATGTATATGGTGGGTTTCCTCTTATTCAATATATATCCAGTGCTTTTGCGGGGAGAAGAGGAGGAATTAGATATCTGCTTGATTGTAATGGTACCAACAACACGCAATTTATGAACACAACATGGACAGTCACACGACGTCCCAATGCTGAAATTTCGAATGTGACCACACTGATTGCTGAGGGTCCAAATGTTGGACAATCTGGTTCGCAAATCCAGCGCATTCTTTCATTGGCAGATTGTGATGGTATGGCTGGTTTGGCCAAATGGTGCCCACGATTGAACACAACATTTTCATTTGAGCTACCATACTATTCTAGGCGCCGCTTTGACTATGCCAAAGCGTTTACCAAATTTGTGCCTAGACCTATAGACTCCAATGGTTGGGCGTTAGTAGGTTTCGATCAAAATGATCGTCAGACATATATTAATTCATATGTCGCAGCAGCAGAAGATTTCACTTGTTTCTTCTATTTGGGTCCTCCAAGATTTTACGTGGAGGGCCTTGATCCACCTTCACCTGTGGTGTAGGTGTGAGTCTGCTATTTGGGACTATTCCCACAAACGCTAGGCGCGAGTACGGCGTTTATAAAAGAGTACTCACAGTTTTCGGCTTGTTTCTGGCAATAAACAAGTAAATTCTAGGGTGTGACCCCCTAGTCTCCAATGCACTGCATTGTTGGCGCTTAAAGCGCACGTTATTCAGAGAGAATACCACAG